CTTCTTGGGTATTGTATTGGATGATGTAGAAAGAATTATGACGTATACTCCCTCATCTCAATACATCAATGACAGATTAAAGAAGGGAGATAACATCAAGATCAAATGATCATGCCTCAGCGAGTTTCTGAAAGTAACTCAGGGCATCATCCTCATCTTCATCCTTAGATTCAACTGGTGCAGATGCTTTCTTAGCACTGCTCAGGGTAATATCAGCGTCGTTAAAACCACCACGACCTTCTGACTCGTCCTCAAACGACTCGTCTTGAACCATAGGACGCTGCTGCTTGACGCGCAGGACTTGATTCAGACGACGTTCCAGATCCTCGTAAGACTTGAAACTGGTAGGAGCAGTGAACTCTGCTAGGGAGTGTTCTTGCTTCCAGATTGCTTCAAGCGCATCATCGTCATCAAGGAGAGGTGCAGGAGAATCAAACTCTGACTTGTCATAATTCCAGTAACCATCCACCTTGCGAATTTTAAGTTTGAAGTCTGCCCCCTGCCAGAAGTCAAAGGGGTTGATAGGACTTTCATCCTCAAATTCTGGCTGCATGGCAGCGAGGATTTTGTCGTGGATTTTCTTGCCATATTTGAACAGGAATACTTTGCCTTCGTTTTCGGGGTTGGTAGAGTCCTTAACAACATAGATGTTGCTGTAATAGGACAGTTTACGCTTCTGCTTGCGGACAGTATCCTTGTCCGCTTCGTTGCCACTGTTCCACAGGTCACGGTTGTACTCGGACACCGGATCTTTCTGACCAATAGTAGTCAGAGAGTTCTCGATGTACCAACCACCAGGACCTTGGAAAGCATGGCTGTACACTTTTGCCCAGGGAATATCCTCACTCTCAGGAGCAGGAAGAAAACGAATCACGGCATAACCATTACCACTCTTATCGAGGGATGGTTTCCATAGTCGCTCGTCTGCACCACCGCTTTTGACGGCAGTCTTTTCAACCTCAGCAACCAGTTTGGAAGTGAGTGAACCGAGACGAGACTGTTTTTTAAGATCAGAAAAAGACATTGGATTTGGCTTGTGTTGTTTGGCTTGTGTGTACTTCGTTATTATAGGACTCAGAATGGTTCCTTGTCAACCTGTTGGCGCATGGTTTTCAGCATCTTCTCCATGTTGGCGAAGACGACACTCATGTCAATGTTCTCAGGCATCCCCATCATCCTTGCGGACTTGGCAATGTTTTCCTTCATCATTTTTGCCTCAGGATCATCGGAGAGTGACAGTCGTGTGTAAAGCACACGTTGTTTCTCCAACAAACGTTCCAGCATTTGAACATGATCAATCTTGTCCTCCTTCGACATGGAAGGGAACTCAAAGACCCTTGTGTAAACTTCTTCTTGAAGTTCTTGGATCTCTGTCATCTCTGCTCGAACTACTTCGGAGTCGAAGAAACTCATAAAATTATCTCCTTTAAAATTTTTTTATAGCGAAATACGTCAATATTTAGAAAGGGTGCATACTTGTTAATACGATATGATATCAGTTCCCACACAGGGTCTGTTAGTTTCTTATCGAACCTAGATTTGTATCCAAGTATTTCTTCTAGAATGATTAACGTTTCAATTGAAACATTTCCTCTCAGAAATGCTTTAAGGATATCAGGATGACGATTGCCATCGATATAAAACATGGCATCAAAATTTTTGTCATCGAATAATTCTTCAACCTCATTCTTGAAGATGTATGTGAGAGATTGATTTCTCTTCTGCCATGCTGTGAAAGTTTTCTCCCCGTTCTTTACAATGTCTGCCATGTAAAGACGTTGAGGATCATCACAACTGGCAAAGTTCGCAACAAAGAACTGTTCAATCTCTTTGTCATTCTTTTGCCTAGACATTCTTTCAAAAAAATATCTGTCCTTCCTTTTATTGAAGGCAGCAGGAGATGCTTTAATTCTACCACAGTATTTCAGGTAGTCGTAACTATCCTTGGTGAAGTGTTGCTTCATCGCGAGGTAAGTCTTATAGCACTCAATAGGCATCATAAAAAAGTAATAGAGTGATTTTTTACCGGAAATTTTTTCCGACATTTTTTGAAATCAATCGTCATTTTCGTATGAGGGTCTCTCCATTTGATACTCCATAAGCATCGCAAATGTTTTTGACCTCATAAATTTAAGGAACTCTTGCTCTTCAACAGGTCGTCTTGGAGAACCTGGCCATGTCTCGATAGCATAGCATAGGTGGTCATGAAACATCTTGACCTCGCCTATGTGCATAGACCAGTCTACCCAAAAGTCTTCCTGCTCGTCGTTCATAGTGGTAGTTTTGCTCGGGAACTTCGCTTCAAAAAGTTTAATTCCATAGCGTTGAATTTAAGCTTCTCTTTGAGAGGCTTTGATAATAATTTAGGTACAGATTCAAGTTCAATGCTATTCTGATCACAGAACACGACGATAGCATCGATGTAATTCAGTTCATGGTTCTCCTGCACAAGTCTTTCAATCTCCTGTGCAAACTTGGCAGGACCCAAGAACTTCTTCTGGAATGCTTCGTCTAGTTCATTTGGCATTGGCGTAAGATAAATTGTTGGTGACAAATTCTTTAATGTAGCGAACTAGTAGTTTAATATAGTCGTCTTTGTTCCTTTTGTCAAATACTTTGACCTCACCACTAGGAGTAACCATGAGTGTAATGAGTTTAGTGACAGGAATATCTGTCATCTCATAGTACATACAAGCGTATGCAGTCTCTTGAACAAAATAGTTTTCTAACCAGGCTTCTGGTTTAATTTTCTCTGACGTTTTGAAATCAATGATCGCTAACTCACCCTCATACTCTCCAATACAGTCAACTCTACCTGCTAGACCTAGGTATTCGGAGAAGAGAGTACGCTCGATTGCGTGAATATTATTTATCTTATCTAGATATGGTTTGGCATGATGGAACATAAACTGTGTAGCAGGACGAAACTCGTTCCAGTCCAATTGTAAGTTCATTAAGTATGCCTGCGCAGCCTCATGGAAATCAGTTCCACGGGTAGTTGCTTTCTTCGTAATTCGATTAGCTTCTTCTTCTCCAATTCGCTTGCGCCACTTGTCAAAAATCTGGCGGTTATAGAAAGAAGTGACAGAAGTAATAGAAGGAACCCAGTCTCCATTCGGGACTTGATAGAGTCGGCAACCGGGTGTCTCTTTCTTGCTAAGTTCAATGTCACCAAGGTAATTACAATGAGTAAAATTCATACTAAACCAATAGCGTTCTTTGCGAGGATGTATTCTTTGACCAAACCAGAACGAACAATATCTTCAATACCAAATTCAATCAGAGAGAAAGATTCCATCTTAGAAAGAATGCGGGTGAAATCAGAGATACCATTTCTCTCATGAGTCTTTGTCAAATCAGACTGAACACCATCACCAGAGAAGATGATCTTACTATTCTCACCAATACGAGTGATGATTGAATCAAGTTCATGGAAGTTCAGGTTCTGACACTCATCAACAATGATAATACTATTGTCAAGAGTAGAACCTCGTAGGAAAGATGTAGACCAGAACGATACAGTTTCTTGATGCTTGAGGTTTTCATACAGCATTTCAAAGCTGTTGTCATCAGGCATCTCGAACATGTATTTCACCATGTTCTTGTAAGGAATTTGATACAGAGATGCTTTATCTTCATGGGTTCCTGGTAGAAACCCAATCTCCCTCGTTGCGACCAGCGATCTAACGATATAAACTTTATCATAAGGAGAGTCCTCGTCTAACACATCACGGAGAGCAAGGTACAACGCAACAAATGTTTTACCTGTACCAGCACAACCATAGGCATAGAGATTTTGTCCTTTGCCATACTCATCAAACATAACCTTTTGGTTATCTGTAAGAGGTTCGATTGGGAGAAGATAAGAAGAATTAATTGGTTTCTTCTTTTTCATTTGTTTTGCAGACATACCATTGATGTCAGGTTGATTACGCTTTCTTGCTCTAGGCATAGTTTACCACTCGATAGTTGAATTACGGATCTTGGATGCTCTGGTCATGATATCGTTCCATCCAGGATGAGTCTTACTCATCTTGTTTTTCCAATGACCGACCTCACCGACGCCAGCTGCGCCTGCTTGCCAGTCTTTATCCCACTCGGGATTTTCTTCCCGCCATTTTGTATACTCGGGCATGGTCATGGAGAGTTCTTTCTTCTCTCCAGTCTCCTTATTAATAACTGGGTACGTCGGCATTTTCTTTTTCCTTTTTGTTGAATCCAAATGGTCCTGT